CTCAAACACAAGCATTATTTGACTCACAAGCAGTATTTAACGCACAACGCGCACAGTTTTTAAGACAACAAAAAGCAGCATCTGACGCACAGGCAGCATTTAATAAACAAAGTGAAGCACAAACTAAAAAGTTTTATAAACAACTTGAAGCAAATAAATCTAAACAACCTAAAGTTACACAGCCTGTTGGTGAATTCTTTTTTGGTTCACCAGTGACTAGTAAAAACTCTAAACCTAACCGATTGTCTACAACGCATGGTGGACATCCGCATAAGATAGGTACTCAACAACCAACATACATAAAGAAGTCTGGTGGCAAAGTAACAAAGAAGTACGCCAACGGCGGTAGTGTACGTAAACCAAAGTATAAGGGATAATCATGGCGACATACCTACAACTCACTAATCGTGTTCTCAACGAACTTAACGAAGTAGAACTTACTTCATCTAACTTCGGATCGTCTAGAGGTGTACAGACCATGGTTAAGAATGTGGTCAACAAAGCTATTCACGATATATACAACTCTGAGGTAGAATGGGCATACCTATACAATAGTAAAGAACAATCTACTACTGCTGGTAAACGTTTGTATGCTTATCCTTCAGATGCCAGAAAGATTAACTTTAATTCTTTTATGTTGACGCCTCAAAACATAATTACCAATGGAGAATTTACTAATAATCTGAGTGATTGGGATACAGTGTCGGGTAGTCCGTTTCACACCAAGGCAAGCGGAGATGGTGCAGCAAGACTAAATGCTGCTGAAATTACACAAGATGTTAGCACCGTAATCAACACAGAGTACGTTGTACGTACACGCACCTTTGGTGGAGACATAACACTAAAGATTGGAACTTCTTCTGGTGGAACACAAATCTCAAGTACAACATTAAGTATTGACAACGTAGGCGATGGGGAGTATAATACTACTAAGTTTACAGCTACAGCTGCAACCACGTATATTGGTTTAGCTAATTCTGCTTCTGCCAACTATGACGTAGAGAACATAGAGGTTACAGAAAACACACAGCCTCAACGTCTGGTCTTCTTATCATATAACGAGTGGCTAGATACACATAGTGAGGTTGATCTAAACACTACTACATCTACTCAATTTTCTGTACCTCGTTATGTTTACCGTACACAAGACAACGCTAACTTTGGTTTAAGTCCTTTACCTGATAAGAGTACGTATACTGTTTCTTTTGATTATTATAAAACACATACCGATTTGTCCTCTTACAACGATCTTCCCACACTTCCTGCTCGATTTCATGACATCATCGTTAATCGCGCAAAGTACTATGCGTACATGATGAGGGCGAACATGGCTGGCGCACAGCTGGCAGAGAAAGATTACATAGAGGGTATCAAGCGTATGCGTGTAGAACTGATTAATCATCAGAACTACTTCTATCCTGCAGGTATCACAGGCAACACTCGTAACTTCGTTGGAGTCAATACTTAATGGCCGACATTACCGCACCAGAGTACATATCACCATATGTTGTTACAACGTCAGGTGGTTTAGTACTAGATAGGGATGTGTATACCATGCCCGTTGGTGCCGCCTCTATACTGCAAAACTTTGAACCATCTGTGCAAGGAGGGTATCGTAGACTAAGTGGTACGACTAAATATACTTCGTCACAGGTTGGAGGATCGTCTAATGTTATTCTTGGTGTAGCTATATTTAATAATGGTGTAGTTGCCGCGCAGAGTACAAATGTGTATTTTGGTACTGGAAGCACATGGTCGTCTATTGATTCAGGACGCACTAGTGCAGGACGTTATCGGTTTGAAAAATATAACTTTAGCACTAACGAAGAACGTCTGATATTTGCAGACGGCGCTAACTCTGCTAGCGTGTATAATGGAACTACGGTTTTAGATATCAAAGGAGATGCAACCAACATATCCACCACAGGGTCTATTAGTAGTGGTGCAACATCTCTGAGCGTAGGAAGTGCATCGGGTCTTGTTGAAGGTTTGTACGTTAACATTTCAGTTACACATACTCCAGCATCACAGGTAAGTAGTGGCGCAACTAGTTTTAACGTATCAAATGCTTCTAATCTTGTGGTAGGAATGACAGTATCAGGAACAGGTATTGCAAGTGGTGCAGCAATATCGGGAATATCTTCTAATACTGTAACAATAGATACAGCCACTACAGCTATCATTGCTACTAGCGAAACCCTTACATTTAGAACGGTATCTGCTTCAACTAGAATATCTAGTATTTCAGGAACAACAATAACGTTATCAGCTGCAGCTACAAATGCTGTATCTGGTGTTACAGTAGTATTTGATGGACTTGGCACCGCACCGTCTGATCCTAGCATGGTGGTAGCTTTTAAAAACCACATGTTCTATGCGGGAATGAGTACAGAACCTAACACAATTATCTTTTCTGCTATAGGTGATGAAAACGATTTTACAACAGCTAACGGTGCCGGTTCACTTAACGTCGATAGCACAATCATAGCTTTGAAGTCTTTCCGTGGTGAACTAATTATATTCTGTGAAGATCGTATTTACAAATTGGCTGGAGCAAGTAGGTCTGACTTTGCAATAGCTCCTATCTCTCGTAACGTTGGTTGTTCAGATGCTTTCAGTATTCAGGAAATAGGTGGTGACGTTATCTTTCTTGCACCTGACGGTCTACGCACCATCGCTGGTACTGCACGTATCGGTGACGTAGAATTAGGTACAGTATCTAAGCAGATACAGGCACGTATTGGTGACATTGGTTTTACAAATATATCTTCGGTAGTAATACGTGACAAAAGCCAATACCGTTTATTTTATCCTAGTGGTGGAGTAGAAAGTACTGCTAAAGGTATTATTGGTGTACTTAAATCTAATCCTTCAGGACAAATTGGTTGGGAGTATAGTGATATACGAGGTATCAAACCTGCTTGCTGTGACTCAGGATTTATTAGTGGTGTAGAAAAAGTCATACACGGGGGCTTTGATGGGTATGTGTACCTACAAGAATCCGGTAACTCTTTTGACGGCACCGCCATGAAAGCAATCTACCGCTCACCTGATCTGACAATGGGTGACGCTGGTATACGAAAGAACATGCAACGTATCAATGTTAACTACGATCCTGAAGGATCAGTAAACGCTAGCCTATTTGTTAAGTACGACTTTGAAGATACTGGTACACCTCAACCAAGTGCTTACACTCTTACAACTGCAGATACAGCAGCAGTGTATGATGACAGTGGATCACTTTACGGTTCAGCAGTCTACGATGCAGAAGGAATGCCTATTGTACGTCAATCAGTAGAAGGAAGTGGTTTTACGGTAGTTGTACGATTAGAGGATGAAAGCACTAATCCTCCAATAACATTAAAAGGTTTTGAATTAGAATTTACACCGGGAGCGAGAATGTAACATGGCAGGATACGGATCAAGAGCTAATAGTGATACTTTTACATCAGGCGACACTATTAAAGCAGCACACTTAAATGATGAATTTGACCAACTCGTAGCGGCGTTTCACGAAACTACAGGACATAAACATGATGGTTCTACTGATGGAGATGGTGCAGCCATTACATCTTTACCTGCAAATTGTACTTTACCTGATGATATCAAATTAATATTCGGTACTAACTCTGACGTATTTATTCAGTATGACGAAACTACCACTGATTCACTACGAATTGCTGCAGCAGAAGGTGCGGCACTGGCTGTAACACTAGCAGCTGACGAAGGTGATGACGCTGGTGACGAATGGAAACTGAACGTTGCGGATGGTGGTGTGCTTACACTTGGTAATGACATCAACAGTGCAGGTGTGTACGTAACGCACCTAACGCTTACACCTAACGCTACTGTAGCTAACTCTACTGCAGCGTTTGCAGGTAACGTCACTGTAGCGGGTGATCTAACAATATCCGGTGACGACCTTACAATGGGTACGAATACATCTGGACACGTTCTTGTTGCAGACGGCAGCAATTTCAATCCTGTCGCACTGTCCGGTGACGTAACAATAGCTGCTAACGGTGCAGTAACTATCGCTAACGGCGCGGTAGAGAATGCAATGCTAGCTGACGATGCAGTGGGTGCAGACGAGCTAGCAGCTAACGCTGTAGTAAACGCCAGTGTGGCTTCAGGTGCAGCAATTGCAATATCTAAGACTGCACTGGTAGCAGGTACAAATATAACACTAGCTACAAACACACTTAACGTTGACGATGCGTTTCT